GTATCTTCAATATTTTCAATGTCTGTAGAGGCTACAGTAATAAATACTTCTGAATCACCTGCTAAATTAAGTAAAGACCCTGTAGAGCTTTCCTCATAGGATCTAGACATAGTGGTTCCGCTATGGGTATAAACACCTGTGCCTACTTCCCATTCGTCACCATTAATAATTGTGTAGCGTATTGATTCACCATTAAGAATACCCCCTTGAGCAAAAGTTTGAAAGCCATTTACTGCAGAACCAAGGGTAAGAGTACCTGTTCCTGTAGTAGATGTACTTACTTTTACACGATTTGCAAACTTAATTGTCATGGATAGATATCCTTAAAGTATCTTATGCAATACGGATTACTGCTGTAGACGCTGCTGCTGCAGGAAACTCAATAGTTAAATCACCTGCTGTTGCGCTAACTGTACCACCAAAGTCAATAACTGCTACTGCTTTATTGCCCTGTGCAGTATTGTAAATAATACAACCATCTGTAGAAATAGTAACATTTTGAAATACTTCATCAGTAAAGTCAACAATAGCTGTACTACCATCTAAAGTAATAGAGGCACCATCTAGTACTTGACCACCTGCAGTGTAGTTTGTTCCTGATGCTTCATCTGAGCTACCAGTAACGTTGGAGTAGTTAGTAGTAGCTGCACCATACGTACCTGATGGTGAAGCTTTAATTAAAGCTAATTTTAATGAGTCTGTATCGAGATCGTGAACACCGCCAAGTAGCTCTTGCTTAAACGTGTTGCACATTGCTGTAGTAATAGCCATTTGAAGGTATCCCTTATACTAAGCACAAAGGGGCCAGCGTTTAGCCAGCCCCTAAGTATAACATCAATTAAGCAGCGTTGTATGCTGCAGTGACCAACGCTTGTGGGCGAAGAATTTTGCGACCGTAAAGGTGCATACCGCGCACGATGTCAGCGAATGAATCAGGATCACGGTAGTTTTCAACGTTGTTGATCTGCTCTGCAGAAGCAACAGCATCATCCTGACCACCCAAGATAACACCAAAGTTGACGTCTTGAGCCAAAGCACCAGAAGTGCCAGCGCCAGTACCCTTAGCAGGTAGAGAGTTTGAAACGTATACACGGAAGCCGTGCAAGTTGTTCAAAACAAGACCGTTTTGCAAGCCAGCACCACCGAAATCGGCGTTCAACATGCGACTGTCTTCGTCTTTGAGCATCTCTACGAACACTGGGTCAACAACGATCCATCTGCCTCGTGCGTCAACGTTAGCTGTGTCCATCTGGCGAGCCATACGTGCAATAACTGTCAAAGGTGAGACAGTTGCAGATGACAGGGCAGTTGCACCTGGTAAACGCGGAGCCAAGGGAATTGAGTCACCCGTTGCGTAGGCTGTTGAAGCTGAGTCAGCAGAACCCAACTGACCAAAATCAGTAGCGTCCAAATGATTCACTTTCAGGAATTCACCATCAAGCTCACCGGCTGTTGGATGCTGTGCATCACCAGATGTAGCTGTAATAAGTGCACCTGCAGAGGTGAAACCAGACATGTATGACAGTACGTCTGCATCCATTGAGTCAGCCATTTTAAATGCTGCACGATCAGATGCCAAACGAACAAAGTCTACATTGGAGAATTGCTCTTCAATGTCATCCATCTTGAAGGCAAAGTAGTTTGCTTTGTCAATGGTCAATGAAAAGTCAGAGTCATCAAGCTTCTCAACAGAGATGTTTGTATGACGTTGCAGAGCATTAACAGTTACGTCTGGCTCTTTTTGGATGCGAACAGTGTCGCCTTGGTTTGCAATCTCACCAAAATATGAGTTGTTGGTAATTGCGTTAGTGACAGCAGAGCGCCGTAGAGCAATCTGTGCCTGTTTTGAGTAGATAATCGGAGAGAAGTTTCCGTCAAATCCACCTGATGCGGATGTAATAGCCATAATGGTTTCCTTTCAATGATATGGCGTTGATAGTAACACTATACCCACTTGAAAGAGGCCTTCTGTAGTAGGGTAGTCAGCTATGCTTTAGAGATGCCTCTCTGTAAGCGCTGGGCCTATACGTCAGGGTGAGTCTTATATTTGTGGCGATTGTGCTTTTCATAAAGCATACACACACTTTAATATATGTGTATATGCTATAGTTTTATCTATGATAATGTTATTGTCAACTACTTCTTTGACATATCATAAATAAATTTTCCAGAGCGCTGAGCATCTAAGATCTCTTCCATGCGCTTCTCGTATTCTTTGATAGACATTTTAGCTACCATAGACTCACTAATATAGTTAGATGAATCGTCTGGGTTAGGTGTAGATACCTTCTTAGCCTTTACAGAAGAAGCAGCATTCTTATCACTGCTAGACTGCTTCATTGTCTTGATGCCTTTATCTACCTTGTAGAGATCTAATACACGAGCTACTGATTTAGCATCGTCTGTGTTCTCATACAAAGCATCCTGTACCCACTTAGGCTGTTCTTCTGCCCATGTATGGAATGCATCATCTTCGCGGATCTGTGCGAAGTCAGGATGTATATTAAGTAGCTCTACCTCTGCCTTTTCTTTCTTGGCTTGAGTACGCATACTTTCTATTTCTTGTAAGCGACTATCTAGATCAGAAGCACGTTCATTAGCCTTCTTATCTGCAATAGCTTCAATGATACCAGCTACGTCAGGGTACTTCTTAGTCCAAGCATCAATCTCTTCTTCTGACTTAGGGAGTACAAGCTCATTCTTTGCAGCTAAGTCTAGTTGACCCTTTAGCTTATCTAACTCCGCTTTATACTCTGCATCTTTCTCTTGCATGTACTTACGAATATCAGAGTATCGCTTTTTAAAGCTCTTCTCTTCTGCACTTAGATCAGCACCATCCTTTGAGGGTGCTTCTGCTTCCTCTGTGGCTTCTTCTTGTTTGGTATCACTTTTTGTCTGTACTTCGGGTTCGACAGGCTCTGGGCTACTGGATTCCTCTTGAGTAGCTTCTTCTGTTGAGGCTTCTTGCTCTTCATCGTCCTGTTTTATACCAGCATCTTTTAAAAGCTGAGCTAACTCCTGTTCATCTCTCTGTACACGAGACATATTACGCATATGTGATGCAGATTCAACTGCAATAGTTTGGGCTTCCGACATTTCTTACTCCTTTATGTTGGGGCCAGCCTAAGCTGGGTAGCCTTATAGTTATTTATTGTCGTTTAGTTATTTCTTCTTTTTGTCCTTCTTCATTAAGCCGCCTTTGTTAAGGGCACCAAATGCAGCACTCTCTCTATCTTTTTGGGCCTGTGTAACTCCTGCACCCGTTGATTTTTCAAAGGATTTAGTACTTGCATCTGAGACTCTTTTTTCTTCTTTTTGAAAAGATGAGTCTTTTGCTCTAGCCATCGCTCTTTCTGCTGCAGAAGGGCCACTATCACTATTACTAGAAGGTTTAGGTGCAGGTTTAGTAATATCATCTTTAGTAACAGCACCTACATGTTTACCTAAGTCTAGGTTAGCCTTTGAACCTGTACCACCTGTACGTCTTGCACCATCCCAGCTATCTGACTGACTTGGGCCTTGAATACCAGCACCACCTACGTCAAACCCAAGCATATCGCCTAACCAAGTATCACCAAAGTCTATTACACCATTACCATCTACATCTTGAAGGATGCCACCCCCACCAAGTAGACCGCCGCCGCCAGTAATACCTGATTCACGTTCTTTACCTCTAGTGGTTACACCATCAAATAGTTTTTGTATTTTAGCTCTATCTTCGTCAGTCTTTGCAAGCTTGTAACGCTTTTCTAGCTCTCTAGCTACAGCAAAGCCTGTAACTCTTTTACCTATGGAAGTGATAAGACCTACAGGGCCAGCAAAAGCGCCTATACCACTAATTGCTTTATTTACTTTTGGATCTCCTAATTTTTCTGCTAACAGGAATAGCTCATCATCTTCATAGTCTTTAAAAGTATTTTGAGCAGCTTTTACTTTTTCTTCTTCTTCTGAAAATGAGTTACTTTCGCTAGAAGGGTTTACAGAAGTGGATTCACCTGTGTCAGGTTGTTCTATAGTTACCTCTGGTGGTGTGTTATAATCTCCTGCTGCAACATAACCTAAGTCAATCATAGCTTGGGCTGCTGCATCTGGTTTACCATCAACAAAACGTAATGAAAATGTCGCGCCTGTTTTTGGATCACGGTATTCTTTATACTCAATATTATCTGCCATAAAGTTTGTTTCAAATATAGAAGAAACATCAGGTATACCCTGTGCAGCAGGTGCCTCAAAGCCACCCTCATTATAGCCTTTTAAGTAGCCGCCATCCTTCATATTTATCATAGGCTGATCTTCTGCGACTGTCTGTAGCTCAGAGATGTCAAACGGGAAGTCTTCATCCTCTGGCTCAACCATTTCCATGCCCTCTGGTGGTATTGGCTCACCGCCGATACGACCATTGGCTTCCATATCAGCAAAACCTTCTTTGGCTTGTGTACGGAGATCCTCAAAGAATTTAACACCATAGAAGCGTACAACATCAGCAGGTACAACATACTCGCCTTCACTTAGCTGTGCAGGTATATCATCGCGTACCTCTTCGGGTAGTGAGCCTGTAGGTACTTCATTACCTGATACAGGATCTACATCTTCTACTGAGCCACCAAGCGCAAAGGCCATTTGAGTCTGTTTACTTACTAAATCCATTGACTGTCTCCCTGAGTAGCTTCAATCGTCTAAGCACACCAATTGCACCCTGTGCTCTGTGTACTTCTACAGGTGTATCTGCGTTTTCAATGATTCTATGCTGTATAGTGACTAGATCATCAATATGTGCATAAAACTCTTCGATAGCTTGCTTGTTATTTACAAACTGTTTAAGCGACATTACCAGTAAACCCTTGTTCATCTGGGGTAGGGGCTGTTCCTATACCCATCTGTGAACCACCGCCACCAGACGTATCAGCTACGCCCTGTGGGCCTTGTCCTTGAGGTGGAGCACCCTCTGGTGCTGCAACACCTTCTGGCCCTGCAGGGGGCTGTGCGGGCTGCTGAAAGCCCTTCAAGATCTCAGCTTGAATAGCCGCATCCTGCATGGAGTTAGTAACCTTGTCTGGGTCAAGATCCATAGACTTAGCAATCTCACGAATAATGTAGTCCATCTTAGCAAAAGGTGCCAATACTGGGTTCTGCGCTACTTGCAAGAATTGCATCAAACGCTGTGACCGTACTTCGTTAGCCATCAAGCTTTCTGTACCAGACGCACGTATCTCTAAGTCACCCTTTATTGTCTCATCAAAGTCAAACTGCATGTTAAAAGCAAAGAACGCTTTACCTAGAGGGCGAATCAAGTAGTCATCAACATTCTTTACTACTGTACGGATAGAGCCGTTGGCAGCAGACATAAGCATACTAATACCAGAAGCAGTACGACCCACTCCAGACACGCCTGTCTGACCGTGAGCAAAAGAAGGGAAACCAGTGCTTTCATCCGCTAAAACTCTTGCCTTATCAAACAGTTGCATATTCTCTTGTGCTACATTAGGAAACTTGGTGCCAAAGATGCTCTGCCCCATTGCACCACCCTGACGCCTAAACACTTTTCCGGGGTACACAGATAAGTCTTGGCCCGGAACCATGTTTGTTTCGTCAACTTCAATGATTAAGTTACCACTCAGTGCAGCATTATCTATCGCCATACGCATAAAGCCATTCATTAGCGTCTGCGTATCGTCCATATTCTCTGCAATACCTACACCAAAGAAGCTGTAAGGGTTATGCTCATATGGGGTAGCATAGTAAGGTATACGTGATGGCTTGAACGGGTTTAGTACCATACGTAGTACTTCACCATTACAGATCCACACATTAGCACTTACTTCATCTAAGTCTTTCATAGAAGTAGGTATTTTAATACCGTGCTCTTCTAATATAGCTGTATCTACAAAGCCCCAAAACTCTAATACTTCCCAACGCTCAGACTCAGCATGAACCTGATTGTCTTCCATAGTCATTTCCCAGTGTTTCTGCACATAATCTGGGCCTTTACCTACTGCCATATCTATAGCATCATCCATAAAGTATGGGCGACTCTTTAGAGAGCGTAGCTGTGTGCGTGACATCTTGTGACGCTCAATAGTGTACTCAGCATCATCCATAGATGTAGCTTCTGGGTCAGGATAGAAATTCCACACACTTACGTGGTTGCACTCAGGTACAGTCTTTATAAGAGGATCATACTCACCTTGATCATTCCAGTTAGGGTACTCTTTATCTACAGCAAATGGGCCTTTCATAACACCCATACCAAGCAGTGCCATCTCAAATGCCATAGAGCGTAAATGCAAAGAAGCACCAGACTCATTTAGCTGGTCATGGATCTTCTTTTCCATTCGTTTAGCTGCAACCATAGCAGGGTGAAATGTAACGGTGGTAGGCGTTGTGCCATCACCTTCGACAACCTTTTCTGATACGGATGCTAACTTGTCGCTGAGTGGCCCTAAACGCTGCTTCAGATCTGCTAACGTCTCTCCGGGTTTTAACTTCTCAGTACCATCAAGTAAGTAGGGCCGTGAAGGCTTGTCTTGTGTTACACTTTTAAGTGCTTCACCTGCTGCTGCGGCATTAGGGTCAATGTTGATGTGTACTGATTCAGCAACACCATCTGGTAAAATAGATGGATCTACTGACATAGGAAACTTATTGTTACCAAACAAAACGTCAACAATCTGCCCATATGCAGCTAAGGTCTTAGTCTTCGTGACTTTAACAAATACACGAGACTTTTCTGTGTCCGTAAACTTTACGTCAGGCCCATACAAACCACGATAGTTGCGGTAAGCACGTAGCCATCTATCTTCGTCACTTCTGCGAGCATCTTCTGCCCTGCTAAAGCGTTCATCAACAAAGGATACAATACTAGATTTAGCTTCAAAGATGCTATCCTCTGCGTCCTCTGCAGCTACAACTTCATCTGTATCAAAGGTTACTTCGTCAATATCTGCCATGTTTTAGTATCCAAATGTTGTGTCTTGTGCTTGAAAGCCCTGATTTGGTTTGTCAGGCGTGAAATCCCATATACTTCTACTACGAGGTCTTGTCATAACGCCATAGCGTAGGGCATCATATAGGTGGTCTTCTGCTTTAGTGTCTACATCCTCTGGGTTCTTTTTATCTAGAGGGATAATAGGTATTTGGGATAAGGTGTTAATACAGTTACTCATAAAAGCAAGTCTTGGTTTCTCAGTAAACTCATCTACCTGCAGACGCCTGTGTATTTCGTTCTTACCAGCTACACGAGAGCCTCTAGATCTATCAGAAGGACGCCAACGGCAACCCTTCATGTTCATCTGTTCAGCCAGTGATGGCCCAGTATC